TTGAGCATATCCAGATCCAGCAGCCATTGGCATCTGCGTACTGCCAATTCCCTGTCTTTCGCGAAGCCAGTTTCTGAATATCGAAGCAGGAACTGCTGCTTCCAGATTTTCCGCAACGGCTCCCGGCCCACCACCAAGGTTTTCAAATCCAGCGGGGTTAAGTATCGGCAACGACTTTAGCATATCTGAAGTTGCATCTGCTAGCCCAAACCCCTGTACCACCCCGGCTACTCTGTTCCAGTCGGAATCAAAACCAGCGGTTGATCCAGACGTTTGAGGAGTAGGCACAGCGCTAGCAGATTGCAGATAACTACCTTCTGGTAACAGTTGCGCATCAATTAAACGGTCAATTTGCTCGTTAACATCACCAGTATTAAGCGCTAGTATTTTCTTGACTACAGGCCCCGCTGGGGTTTGTATAACTACAATATGTTCTATAGGCACAATTATCTTCCTTACTGCCCGCTAACAGGCATTACATTGCTGTTTACAAGCCCCGTATCTCTCTGCCTAGGAGCAGTTGTATTAAATCCAGCCTGCGGTGATGGGTTATTACCCATTCCGCTGAATGATACAGCAGGAACGGCTCCATTTGCAGGGTTGAACCGCTGGTTATTGCCAGCACCGCCCATCCTTGGCGGGGCAGAAAGATCATCGGCTGTCTGGGAATTTACCATCGTCATAGGTGGTATTCCCTGAGCCAGTTGCTGTAGCTGGAACATTGCCATTGAACCCTGTAGCTGGTGTTGCAGTACCGCAAGTCTCATCTGGTCATACAGTGCAGCGACCAATGCATTATCCCCGTCTTCCTGTGCTGCCCTTAAGGAATCAAGCAATGCTGCTATTGGGGTATTTTGATATGCAAGCATTGTCTTGTTCTGATCTGCAAGAGTCTTATGACTCTGCATTTTCAGGATATGTTCCCTAGTCCATTCAAGGGACGCAAGGGGTTCGCCGCTTGGTGTCGGGGTCATTGCCATCTGTGCAATCGACCACCTGACAGTCTCATCTTCAGGAAGCGCCAGAGCCATCTCTACTTCTACTGAATCGTGACCATGAACATCAAACGGGGAAATCTGCTTATTGGAAAACCTGTGATTGTCAAACCTTCTGCCTGAAACAGTGATTGGGGAAAATGCACCAGTCTCATACTGCCCCAGCATTACTTCCAGACAGCCTTCAATGCAGCGTCTTACTGCTTCCATTCTGGGTTGAACCCTGTGTTCTAGGTTGTTTCCAAGCTGCCTTAATGCAACAGAAGACAGTGGTTTATCAAGTAATCCGAAAGACTGGGGTGGTAGGCCACCAGCTACTGATTCCTGATTGATTATATTCAGGGCAGCGCCGTAGGCATTGGTAGCATCAGGTTCTAAGAAAGGCTGGATGTCTTCTTGGTTTGCAGTAGAAAGGGGAACCTCTGCCCCTTTTTCTGTAGACCCGTCTTCAAGGGCAGCCTCACCGTCAATGGAAAATATCTTCTGTCTGGGATTGCTGGCCTTGGCAGCCATGTCTATACCGTAGGAGATAAGCCTGTTGTGCTTTTCGTAAAGCTGCCTGTTCTCTGCAAATACAGATTCCCCTACATGCTGGCACATATCGTTATCGCCAGTTGTTCCTGCAACCATTGGGTGTGCGGTAACAGGAATAGCAATAATGGGGAAATTCAAGGTAAAGACAGGATGCATCGGCCTTGCCCAGCGCTGGTCGATAATCATTCCTGAGAAGTAAATAAAGGGGTGTCGCTCAAATGGGTTCTGCGACTGGGGGTTATACAGGGGGTTTTCTGATTTCAGGTAGTACTCGTAGGCTGCCTCTGACTGGGTTTCGTCTGCTCCTTGGAGATCACGGGTTGTAAATTCAAACCCCGGATACTGAAGCCTGATCTCCCGCCTTGTCATGTAGGTTCTATAAGCTGCCCATTCTGGTTCTTCTGGCCCCATTCCCACCACAAGATGCATTGGATCTAACGGAAGAATATCTTCGTATGTTTCCCCGTTTTCCCTTTTACGAAGTAAAGCCCTGACTGCTGCATACCTGCCACGGACTACGGTAAACCAAGCAAGCTGCTCCTTGATTGTTGGCTCATGCTTACGACGAAGCCTTCTATCAGAGTTCGCAAGCATACCGATTGAGAGCTGTTCCAACGCATCGTTTACGGATTCCTGCTCTTTAGTTGCGTCATCATTCGGAACTCGTATTACTACTTCGGTACTGTTGATAAACGATATTATCTTCTCGGCCATTACTCTGGGCGCATTGGTGGTATAGGCATCTTCAGGAGAGATTGAATCCTCTATATCAGGACTCCATCGCTTCAGCGTATACAGGTCATAATCGTCTTCCATCCGATCCATAACGGCGTGATTCTCTTCAAATTCCCGCTCTATCTGGTCGAATATACGCCGTGCAGCCGCTTCTTCTTCCTGTTCGGCTTGAAGTCGGGCTTGCTCTTGATCTTCCGTGCTAAATTCTTGAGTGGTCATACAATAACGGTTTCATGGCGTATTGAACGCCGTTTTACTCTTATACGTTTTCTAAGCCCACGTCCGGTAGCATATCCCATCTGGTCAACCAGCAGGTAGATTATTGCTTTGATTCCATCACAATAGTCGTCCCTTGGGCGTGAATCAGTTACATTTCCCTGCCTGTCTGTCTTATAAGAATATACGTGAACTTGGTTATCAAAGGGGTTTACCGCCCCTCCAAGCTCTGAGATTACTAATTTACACGATGGGTCAAAGATTATTCCCGGTTCCTTGTGGATCGGGTTGACCTGAAGGCTGGTTTTCATCCTGTCCAGACCCGGAAGCAGGTTAACTCTCTGGTGTCTGAGTACCAATCCTGTTTCCCTTAGCCAAACCTCCTCGTTTGACTCCTGCGCGCCAGCGTGTGCTGCGCCCGCAATATCAATAACCCCTACTTTGTCTGCATTTTTCCACCAATAGCGCTGTTGCGCAAGGTAGCAGATGTCTTTTACGGTAAATCCGGGGTCAGAAATCTTATTTATCGCTATTTCGTCAAAGACTACCCACTGATCCGCTACTTTCTGCATCGCCTCAACCGCATAAGTAGAGCTCCTGCCCGAATAACCGGGGTCAATCCCAAGATAAACAGGCAAATCAGGGTCATAAGAGCACTTCTGGACATGAACAGTGCTGTCAAAGTTCCCAAACACACGGCCTGATGGCGGCGCGGGTATAGCCAGATGGCGTTCCTTGTATACATCTTCAGGAAGCATGTTCTTGAGATGCATTAAAGTCTCATTCTTCTCCCCTCCGGGCCACGCAAAGCGGTTTTCATGGCTGGGAAAACTAAAACTCCGCGCCCTGTCAACAACCTGAGCCGCACCTGACTGCCATTTAGTCCATAAAGTTGGATACCAGCCAAGACTGTTCTCAAAAGTCCCCGTCAGGATGAATTGCCCGAAGTCTTTATACATGCTTCTCGACTGCCCGGCCCTTCCAAGCAGCCTGAAGTAGACATCCTGCGTCAACAGGGCAGCCTCACAGCCATAAATCCATATTGGAGCCTCCGCCCTGAGACTCATAGGGTCTGCCGCAGACTTTGTTTTTATCGTAAATACCCCTCTTAAACCCGGATGGTCGTCATGACGTACCGGAACCTCTATCTGACCCGGATCTACCCGTGTACTGACCTTTGTACCCGGAACAATCGTCTGAAACCACTCCGATAAATAATCAAATTCGCTCCGAGTTAACTCGTATGAGTCCCCCACCAGCCACGAAACACCCTTACTTGCCTGCAAAGGATGACGTGCAATGAAATCTAACGTTATCAACATACATTTCATCGCTCCCGTATGACTCTTCGCACCACGCTCACCACCACTCACAAGAGTCGTAGGAGTCCCATCAAACAAAAACCCCTCATGACTGGGCCCCGGCATCTTATAACCTTCACCACTACCCGGATCAGAGTCCTCAAGAGCCTTCCAAATTACTTCAGCTACTTTCTTGTCCATCACAAAAGGATACAGAATTACAAATAATTTGCGAGGGTGTATATCTCTATTCAGCACTCGTTAAGGGTAAGAAGTACCCCCGTACTTCGTACCCCGCAGAGTCTTAGCATCTTACGATGCGGGTGACTCTGCCCACTTTACGACTGTATCAGTGCGCTGAGGTATTGCGTGGCATAGCCTTATGCAATACCGACAAGCCTCGCGTGCGCACAAAGTGGTTACTTGCTAAGTTAAGAGTTTTTCTAAGTAATATACAGTCCTCTCAGTTAAGTAAGGTAATGATAGATAGATAGGACTGCTCTTAACACAAGAGCACCCTCTCTTACCCTCTCTCACCTATCCCCCCTATAGTCCCCCCTTTCCTCTCTCTCCCTTTCTCTCCCAAGCGGGGACTATTGTGTGTATAACTACTGAGAGGGTAATGTGACGAGAGGGTGATCGAACACCCTTAGGTCACCCGCTGTTCTCCCCGACCTACACCTATCGAGATGATTCCTTATTGGACAAGCAATCATCACGCCCCAAGATCACAGTTACTATAGTAATCCCCTCTTGCGTTGCTTTAGGCATTGAGCCAAAGCAACAAGCAGGCTAGTGCAGAGTGGTGGGCTAGCCTGCTTTCAGGGCAGCAACGCCTTTAGACAGGCGGGAGTGACGTTTGTAGGTTTTCCTCCCTACAAACGAAACGACAGGGGAGGTCTGTCGTTTTCCTCTGGCCACGATTGGGGATGTTTCAGGTTGAGTTTAATGCTGGCCTTTTTATCTGCTAAACGCAGAGGAAAAGATAGAGTCCAGCATGAAACGAAACAAGAAACATGGTCGCACCCCAATCGCTCACACTACTACCACACACACAGCGCCGGTACGGTAATCAAGGTGCTTACGTTAGGCTTATTGCCTAACTTGCATCAGTTCATTAGACGTTTCATAAAATGAAAAAGATGAAACGTCAAAGTCACCAGCAATTTAGCTCTGCGGTAGAAATAATAAAATAAATTGATTATTTCTAAGGACGCATAAATTACATGACTGAATGAACAGCAAACCTTGATTTCTTCGTAGGCACTGGTGTGTTTTCGCATCAGCAAAAACATTAAGAAAGAGCAGAGTCATGGACAACAGTTTCCTATACGAGTTCTCAGAACGCCAAGAGGCGTTCCGAGAGGCTAAGGCTTACCAAAGTACTAAAATGCCAGAAGCTTTGGATGCTTCTGAACGAATCCGTTCTTTACCAGTAAAGACCAGATTCGACATTTTAGTACGACACTATCCCGGTGACTTCAGACTCTGCTCTGAAGATACCTGTAGAACCATCGTCCGCAAAGACGATGGATCTACAAGAGTAACCGATTCTATCGTCCCAGTTGAGCACAGTCATGAACATGAATGTGTGAATCACGACGAAGAGAACTGTAGCTGGATTCATCCCATCGAGATCAAGAGATCCTCGATGATGCTTGAAGATGATGACAGTCTTCAAGCAAATGAATCCGCTGGAGGCGATTACGTCAGGGACTGGGACGATCTCTACCTTGATTTTCCATCAGGTGAAGCGGATAACTGGAACACTTACACTTACGCAAAATCAAGGACGGTTACTCGCCAGTCGAATCCACGTAAAGTGATGAATGAAGAGTTTACTCTCAAGGAAACTCTT